CCTTGCAGTTTTTTTAGGATAACCTGCATCAATTGCACACTCACTTGCAGTTTTCTCACCATCAAATCTTACAAGTAATTCAGCAAACTTTCTTTGCTTTGCAGTTATGTTTAATTCAGTTAATTGACTCATTTCTCAAAGTATAGAATGTTTTTAACAGAAAACTGACAAAAAATCAAAACACCTTACGCGCGCTGGCTTTAAAGTTACACCTGGTTACACCTTGGTTACACCATAGTGTAACCTGTTTTTGAAGCTGGATAAGGGTTTGTAGACCGGTTACACCGGTTACACCTATTTTGAGATTATTTTGAAAATAATTTAAAAAAATATTTTTATGCATACTATACTTTGAAGAATTTAGGATCTTCAGATAATAGTTCTCTTGGTAGATACATATGTCTTCTCATGGCATTGAATCCACTCTTAACAATTTCATCCCAAGTTTCTGGTTTTACAATGACATCATTCTTTGGATTCAAAAAATGTATGGTGACTCTGCCACATTTTTGACAATGTTTAATATCTCGTATTGGGCTATTTGGTAGTGAATAAGAGGACATTTTCCCCCTCCAGTTTTTTTATTTGATCTTGAAGTAACTTTTTATCAAATACCTTGTACTTAGCAAGCAATGACAATGCCCTGACTTTTGAGGTGCCAGGGCGCATGCCATCGATCATGCGAGTTAATATGTTTTTTTGGGTTTCAGTTGTGCTCACAGCACCTCCCTACGCGCCCGTTCCTAATTGCTACTACATACCTCAAATATGTAGTCCGTTCGTACTAAAGCTTACGAATTTTATATAACATATTGTTTATTATCGCAAGAAATCTGTGTAATCTACTTTTCTCCGGAGTAACTTGGTGTAAAGTCCATGTATCCATCGTTGGATCGTACACCATAGTCACTACTTTTCCTTTTATAATTTTGTTATGATAAATCAAAACGGTGGTTCTCCTTTAAATTTTACAATTGGTTTACTTTGGATAAATTTTGTAGTTTTTAAATCCATCTCCTTCTTCAACCTCAAGCGGTGGTCCAAAGTACAAGCTAGCAGATCCGTTTCCATCATCCCAAGTTTGTTTAAAGTGTTCATCATCCTTAATTTTGCCTTGCGAGTTACAAACTTTGCATTGCTCAATGCTTTTTTCTGCTTCCCACGATACCCTAATGTAGCCATTACCTTTGCAATTTTGACAGATCATCTGTAGCCTCCAGTTTTTTTATTTCTTTATCTACCAAAGATTCTAAATAACCACCAATTGTTTGATAGTTATGTGTAGCCAAGATCTTTAGTTTTTTATGTAACTCTGGTTTTATAGCAACCGTAGAATATCTCGTTAATTTTTTACTCATGTTCTTCTCCAATTGTCTTCACCTTTTACAAATGTTTTACGATCATTAGCAAGCCAACCAATTACTCCATAAAATTGTGAATTATTTATATGTCTCCATACCAAGGTAGGTTCTTGTTTTTTAAAAATATTTAAAATCATTCTAATCTTCTTCATTTTTATCTCCCAATACTATTTGACCAGCAATTGCAGCATACCCTGCCATATCAACGTAATGATCCTTTATCGCTGTTCTTGATTTAGTTCTACCTACTTTCAATAATAACATCATTATTGCTACCTCATCTGCCGTGATAGGTACACTTAAATATGCAGACCATAGCTCAGCTATGTTTTTGTTGTTAGATACACATTCACCATGAGTAAACTCTCTTTCACCCACAGCAGCCATTGCATTATCTAATATTTCTTCTTTCATTGAAGTCATCATAATTTCTCCTTTTCTAATCTCTGTAACCATAACGGTTCCACATAATTTTACGCAAACGTTCCCAGTAAACTCTGTCCTGGACTTCTTTCCAGTTTCGACAATCACGTTTTGCAACTTTGCTTACATCAAAATAAGCTGCGTAAATTCTTTCTTTTAAAGTTTTCTTTATCCTACCCATGCTGTCATCATACCTCGTATGCCTCCATAATTTATTTCGATTATGTAAAGAACTGACAAAGCTATTAGGATCGTAATAAAAAGAAACCTATGAAATACTATTATTGTAACCAACAATGCTAAAATAATAACACCCAACTTTGTAATAAACATTCTTTCTCCTTTGTTTATAAATTAGGTTATATAATATATTATAACTTATTGCAACCACTCTTTTAACTTTTCACCAAGAACTTTTGAAGCTAAATTTATCTTAGATTTCAATGCTTTAATTATGTTCTCATCTATTGTGCTTTTGGCTACTAAATCAATGTAGGTTGCTTTTGATGTCTGACCGATCCGGTGAATACGATCTTCTGATTGCATTCTAACTTCTAAATCATAGTTATTAGAATAATAAATAATTGTATGTGATACTGTTAAGTTCAAACCATAACCACCTGTTTTAGGATTAGCTACAAAGTAACTGAGTCGGGAGCCAGGGTCCCGGAAGCGTGATAAAATATCTTCTCTATCTTGCTGCTTTGTATCACCATAAAAACTTTCACAACTATCGTGTCCATATTTTTTTCTAATGGCTTTTGTTAAATGCTGAATGTTATGTCGGTAGTTAGCCCAGATAATAACTTTACCATCGATCTCATCAAGAAGATCGAGTAACGTTTCTAGTCTTGGGATCTTACCTTTCTTGTCATGTAAATCGACGAGCCGACCGTCATCGGTCGTCATAAATCCACACGTGACCTGGTGCAATCGCATCAGTTGTGTAAGAGCAGAGAACGTTGTCATGGAGCCTTCTTTTAATTCAGCAACAGCAAACTCTTTCAATTGATAATATGCATCAAGTTGTTTGGGACTTAGTTCTACGTTTCTTGTCATGTAAACTTTTTCTGGTAGATCAAGACATTCATCTTTTAAAACACGAAAAGAAAATTTATCAATCAACTTACTAAGCTCATCAATGTTTTTATAATCAACAATCATATTGAATTGATGCGATCCACTGATACGTCTTTTTATCATCACACAATACCTAGACTTGAAAGTCCAGAAGGAAGGTTGGTCCAGGAAGCCGGGGTCAAGAAACTCGGCCTGTGAATACAAATCGAGCGGACTCTTGGTTACCGGACTACCGGTAAGTATTCTTCTATACTTCGCAAGGTTACGAATTTTAACAACAGCTTTGGTTCTTGCAGCTGTAGGTGTCTTGATAGTTGTAGACTCATCAATAGCAAACAAAGCAGAATGGGCTAATAAAAATTTAGTAGCAATATCTTTTCCTTTGGTTGTACTGAAAGCTTCGATGTTCATCAAAAATATTGTCAAGCAATCTTTTTCTTTAAACAACGAATTTAGTTCTTCCTTTTCTTTCTTTGTTGGACTAGGATTCCAGACCACAATTTTATAGATCACATGATCCGGCATGTGTTGTTGAATCTGTTCACCTTTCCAGTTTGTATACACACCCTTCGGGGCTACTATCAACGCACCGTTGATCTGGCCTTTGTCATAGAGCATCGCAATGTTATCAATCAAAACCTTAGACTTTCCTGTGCCCATTTCCATAAAATAGGCAAAGCTTTCTTTGTTCCAAGAACATCCAAGTGCTTTCAACTGATGCTCAAAGGGCTCAGTTTTAAACTTATAGTTTAGTTTCATTATTTCTGCCCTTATATTTATTTGAGTTTTATATAAAAATCAACTATATGTTTAGATGTAAAGGGTTTTCAGAGTTTTCTCCTTTGACCTTTACATCTTAGGCAAAAGAAACGGAGGGGAGACATTTAACCACGATTACTCTGTCTCCCTTTCCTCTCTAAAGGAGAAGAAAGAAATATGACTGTATACGTAGTACAAAGAGCACCAGGTAGAGATATAACATCTGCCAAAGAATACGGAGATCTAAAGAATGTTATACCATTCAAGGATCAGATAGCTTTGTCCTCAATGCCCGTGGTTTTTCAGGCACAAAAAATATTAAGAGATTTTTGTGATGATGATTACTTGCTTTTGATGGGCGACCCGAGTATAATAGGAGTGTGTTGTGCTATTGCCAGCAAACACAATAACGGAAAGTTTAAGGTCTTGAAGTGGGATCGTGAAAGTAAACACTACCTGCCGATAGAGTTTAAAGTTTAAAGGAGATGTATGAAAGAAATAGAAAAATTAATTTTAGACTCATCTAATCAAATAGATAGAGTTAGTAGTGATGATCTATCAGAGATGGGTCAACTATGTCAGGACCTGGTATCATTGAAACATGATGTCAAACAAGCTGACTTACAACTCAAAGCAAAAAAAGAAGCACTACAAGAATTACAAAACAGAATAGCAAACTTACTTAAAGATAAAAATTTATATTCATTCAAACTAATGGATGGATCGACAGTTACCTGGAAAGAAAAACTTAGAGCAAACATCAAAGCAGAAAATGTTGATGCAGCTTATGAGTATATTAGGAACCAGGGAGCAGGGGACTTGATTAAAAATGAAGTCTCATTGAGTTTCGGTAGGGGACAAGACGACGAGGCAAATCAATTAAAAGGTATGCTTCGTGAGAATGGTTATGTTCCTACAGAAAAAGAGGGTATTCCGTGGAATACATTAGATGCCTGGGTAAGAGAAAGCATCAGCACAGCTATGGAAAAGGGAGAAACTTTTCCAGAAGAACTGTTCGGTGTTTATCGTACCAATGACGTAACAATTAAAACATAAAGGAGTAACAATGAATAAATCGTCAACAGCTACAAAATCAAATGCTCTTGCTGATGTCTTCAGTTTAGCTGAAGCAAGGCAAGGGGATGGGTTATCAAACGTCAGTACAAAAGACGTAATGATACCTCGTATCAAACTACTACAAAAAATGAGTCCAGAAGTGGACGATGCAAGTCTACCAGATGCAAAAGCTGGCATGATCTTCAACACCGCATCAAGGGAACTTGTTAATGGTGATAAAGGTATACGTGTTGTACCTTGTGAGTTCGTAAGAACTTTCGTTGAGTGGGCGCCAGAAGGTACAGGTAACAAAGCACCTGTCAATGTGCATCCAGCTAGCTCAAGCATTATGAGTCAAACCAAAAAATCTCCAACAGATAATAAATATTATCTGGACAATGGTAATTATGTCGAAGAAACGGCAAATCACATTGTGTTGATATTGGATGATGATAACAACGTAGAGTCTCGTGGCATTCTTACAATGAAATCATCACAGCTTAAAAAGTCTCGTCAATGGAATTACATGATGATGACAGCTACGATGGAGAATGCTGGTAAAAGAATTAACCCTCCTTCGTATGCGTACGTTTACCAATTGGGTACGCAGATAGAAACGTCAAATCAAAATAAATACTTTGGTTGGACGATTAACAAAGAAGGTGTCGTGCCATCAACTGATGTTTTCCAAACAGGTGAAAGCTTTGCCTTAGCTTTCCGTGAGGGAGATGTCATAGCCGCTCCAGAAGGAGACGAACCGGCTAAGTTGGCTGCTCCGGAGGGCAAAGAGCACTTCTAGTCACCCGTCAGGAGATTAATCGGGAGCTCATTTGATCTCGTAAGGTAGTTTGGATCTGGCGGGGAAGTCCTCCTTTCGACGCCAACCTATCACTCAAATGCGGAGGGTAGACTTATTCTACCCTCCACTATACTAAAGGAGAAAAATGGAGAAGTTTAAATTAATATTTGAAGGACTACATAGAGCATATGGAACCTTCAAGGAAGAAGATGAAGATGAAAAAGGTAAGAAGAAGGGTAAAGCATACATCATTAAAGCCCCCGTTACGGACGACCTCTGGCAAAATCATCTATCTGGTAAAGCAAATTTGGGAATTATTCCTATCCGCGATGATTCTAAGTGTCGTTGGGGTTGTATTGATGTTGATTCATATACCCTCGATCATAAAGCGATTGTTCAAAAGTTAAATGACTACAAGATACCACTTGTATGCTGCAGATCTAAAAGTGGTGGAGCTCATTTGTTTTTGTTTCTCAAAGATTTTGTTGAAGCAAAAAAACTACGTAACAAGTTGGTGGAGCTAGCTGGTGAACTTGGATACGCAGACTGCGAAGTCTTTCCTAAACAAATTGAAATACGTGCTGATAGAGGTGATACCGGCAATTTTCTTAACTTACCTTACTTTAATGGTAGCGATTCTTTTCGTTATGCTTTGGATGATAATGGCAACAGCTGTACTTTGGATGAGTTCTATACTCTCGTGGAACAGAAAGCGGTTGAACCGAAGAACATTGAGAAAAAATTAGAAGAAGGACCACCATGTTTAGAAACACTTATGAACATGGGCATACCAGAAGGAGGTAGAGATAATGCATTGTATCAATTTGCTGTTTACGCAAAGAAAGCTCATCCGGATAATTGGAAGGATAAAGTAAATGAATTTAATTCAAGACATATGGACAGACCTCTTGGCTTCGCGCAAGTTGAGAAGACTATCAAGCAACATGAAAAAACAGATTACAAATATAAATGTAAAGATCAACCAATGTGTGCAGTTTGTAATGCGCCCCTTTGTAGAGCAAGAAAATTTGGAATTGGTGATGATTATGATATTCTCATTTCTGATCTTACTAAGTTGGAATCAGACGAGTCTATGTGGTTTTTAAATGTAGATGGTAAAAGAATGTCATTAACAACAGAGCAATTATTTGATCAACAAAAGTTTAGAAGAGCTTGTATGGATTATCTAACTATACTTCCAATGGCAATGAAAGCTAATGATTGGACTATAAAAGTAAGAACTTTATTAGAGAATGCAGAAATAATACCAGCTAAGGATCACTTTGATACCACAACCTTTGGTAAGTTTGATGAACACTTCAATACATTCTTGTTTGAGCAGGGAGCAGGATTAGAGATGGAGGAAATAATAACAGGCAAATGTTATACCAGGGACGGTAAAACATTTTTTAAGATGGTACACTTAGAAGATTATCTAAAAAAGAAAAGATTTACAGAAATGAAAACCATGCAAATAGTTCAAAGAATTAGAGACATGGGAGGAGGATCAGACTCCATAAAAATATTAGGTAAGACAGAAAGACTTTGGTTCGTTCCAGAAATAATAAGAGATGTCAGACCATTAA